ATCCTGGGCGTTGAGGCACGTGGCGTCGACTTCGGGGAAGATCGCCGGGTCCTCGGCAGCACGCCGGGACAGGATGTTGGGGTTGCGGGCGCTCTCGGGCGTGGTGCGGACACCTCCGTGCTCGAGTGCGCTGGCGTCGGCTACGATCTTGGCGACCGAGTCCGAGCCGGGGAGAGAGACTTTCTTGGCCATGGGCTACTCCTGCTCTCCGGGACGGCACCGTGACCACGTGCGCATCTCACAGAGTTGGATGTCTGGGTGGAAGACCGCGCCGCCAAATCGCTGTACGAGGTCTGCGTTGAACTCGCCGGAGACACGTCCGCCCCAAAGGGGGACGCGTCCTGTGACGTTGGGAAAGATGGTGCCGGCGCCACCAGCAAGCTCTTTGCCTGGCCCCGGGATGATCACTGCCCCACCGGCACCTTCGAGTCGAAAGAAGTTCGGTACATCAGGATTCGCGGCCACGAGGCGGCGCGCGAGCTCTAGGTTGAGCAGCGTGTCGTCATCGTCAGCGAAGATGGTATGCGATTTGGTAACGAGACTGAGGCCGACGTCACGCTGGGCATTGCCAAAGAAGCCGGTGGCCGGCGTCTCTTGCACCAGCACCCGAGGGTCAAGAAGCGTGCGGAAGAACGCCACGACTTCGGGCTGCGGCCCGTCGCAGACGATGAGCCACTCGTCCCGGGGACCCAATTTGCTCAGCATGTCAGCAGCCATCTCGAAGATGCCGAGGCGGCCGCACGTGGGCGTGATGATCGAGAAGGTCGGCACAAATCCATGTGCCGACTCCCGTGTTTTGCTAGACAGCTTCAATTGCGAAGAAGATGTCATAAGTGCCGACTGCACCGGTGCCGCTGACCGTCTCGAGCACAGCCATGATAATGCTGGTGCTGGCCGATGCGAGCACAGTCTCGGACTGGAGTAGTACTGCGGTGCCGACGGTGCCAGCCTTGGCATCGAGCGTACCTGGAGTCACACCAGACTGTCCGATACTAGCAGCAGTGATGGCGGTGCCGTTGTTGTACGAAGCGGTAGCAGCGAGGGTGTGCGAGGTGCCGGCCGTCGACTGCGCACGAAGGCGCAGATAGCTCGAGAGTCGGTACAACCCAGTGCGCCGCACCACGTGTGTGAGCTGGTTGGTGCCCTCGGTCGAGGTCGTCCCCGTGGCAGCCTTCACCGCATTCGCGGTAGTCTCCAGGGAGGCAACGAGGCCCGAAGGATTGTGCCAGTTGGTATCTGCGAAATGAGACATGGTTTCTCCTAAGGCTGTGGAGGGGGCGCTGTGCCCCCTCCGCTAGGCCTAGACCAGAGTGGACTTGTTGTTGACGGACTTGATGACGCCGTTGGCCTTCTCGTTCAGAACCTCGAGAGTGACCTCACCGACGACGATACCAGCCACCGAGTCGCCGCGCTTGCCGACGAGGTAGTGCTGCATCGGACGCAGCCACGCGAGACGGTTCATCGAACGCTGCAGGAAGAACAGTCGTCCGCTGGCGTCAGCGTTGCTCGTCGCAGTCGTGGTACCCGTCGATTCCGGCACCCAACGATCCAACACGATCTGGATGAGTCCGAAGTCCGAGTCGTAGAAGTCGATCGCGCTGACAAGCTTGCGATCAACCGCGGCGATGTTGCGGTTCTGCTGCGTGACGGTAAACGCCGAGATGATGCGCTTGACTGCCGGGGACGCGTAGACCTGCTCCGGGTTGCCGCCAGCGACGTAAATCCGCTGTAGCATCGCGTTGAAGTCCTTCGAGTCCAGCTGTCCCGCGTGCGTCGCGTCTCCAGAGTTCGTCAGCGTCTCAGCGCCAGCGAAGGCCGAATTCGACGTGATGAAGTCCTGGAAGTTCTTCATCTGCCGCGCCGAGCCCGAGTTGCCGGTCGACGAGGACAGTGCGGTGAAGACCGCCTTCTCCAGCTTGATGGCCATCCGCTTGGTCGCCTTCTGGATCTCGTACGCATACGCGTCCTTGAAACCAGCCGGGTTCAGGTACCGCTGCGTCTCAGTGACGCCGATATCCTGACGGAGGATCATCGTGATGTTGAACTCGCGCGTCGGCGTGGTGCTCGACTCGAACGAGTAATCCGCACCTTCGACAGCGCCGAGCGAGTCGACCGTGCCGAGGGTGTCCTTCAACCACTCGTGATAGATGTGGTTTGCGCCGACCTTGGGCGCCTGGGTGACCCAGGGCGTGTCCCACGGATCGACGTTGGTGATCTGATCGAGCAGATCTTCGCGGTTTACACCGGAGCCAGCGACTGCGCCCCACTTGTAAACGCCTGCATTACCGATAGGAGAACCGGCCATTGTTGTGCTACCTCTGAGCTCTCAAGGAGCTACTGGTTTGGATCGTCAAAGATCGGATGCGTGAGCGTCCGACCGATAGTCAGGTTGCGCCAGCTGCGACCATCTTTGGTCTGCTGCATCACGCGCGCGGCCGAGTCAATCTCCTCCTGGGAGACGCCCTGGACGTTCGGCGTGGTGTGGACACCGCCGGCGATGTTGCCGCCGCCCAGCCCCGCGTGCAGGCGGGCCTTGTCCACTTCTTCCTGGCGTACTTGACCTTGGATTTGGAGTTCGCGCTCCTGCTGCTGTAGCGCCGCATCCGGAGCGGCCGCATCAAGAACGTGCGGGTTGGCTTGCGCGTACCGTTCGGCGAGGTACACCGAAGCGTCGAGCTCGGCGTGGTCATCACCGCTGTTCAGGAGACGGTCATAGACACGACTCACATCTGGGCTCGCGCGACGGAACACATGCATCTCGTCCGCGTGCTTGAACGCCCAAGGGTGCTTCTCGGCAATGACCTGGTCGACGGCTGACCACCGCTGGTTGGCAACGGTTTGGGCCTGACGGTCCTGCGCGATCTGCTCCCTCGCCACTCGTTCCGCGTTGCGGACGATGGCGCTGGTGAGTGTGGCTAGGTCTTCGGGAGTCAGCCCGCCGTCCTCGCGCATCTTGGCCTGAAGGGCTTCGATCTCGGGGTCGACGAGGGCTGCAGGGACACTCGGGGCGGGCGCCGGGGTGGTTGACACCGGAGGCGTAGACAGCCTGGCCAGCGCTTCATCGCGCTGGGAGAGTGCGTCCTTCGCTAGGTGGAGCAGGGAGTGCATGCCCTTCACAGCCTGAGCCGGGTCCTTGTACTTCCCGAGGATGAAGCCACTCGGATCGCGGAACTCGTCCCAGTTGAGGGCGGGTGCGGCGTCGACAGCGGGGGCCGGGTTGGCCGGCGGGGCTGCAGCGACGGGCGCGGCCGCGGGGGCCGGGTTGGCCGGATCCGCGCGGGGTGGAATCGGGGGTGACATCACGGTGGGCTCCCAGTTGACGCCCTCCATTGCGGCCAGGACGTCGGCGCCGATGGTCTCAGACAGATGCTGGGTGAGCTCGTGCTGGGTACCGGGGCGCGCTGGGTTCAAAGGCTGGGACATGTTGCGAGTTCCTTTCGAGGGTCGGCCTCGAGTGGAGGGGACTACTTGTTTGCGTCTTTCTTGCGCTGCTCGGACAGCGCGATGGCGATCGCTTGTTTCCGGTTGGAGACCAGCGGGCCGTGCTTACTGCCCGAGTGGAGCTCGCCTTCAGCGAACTCGTGCATCACTTTGTGTACTTTTTCGCGGCCCTTCGCCCGGGCCGTGGGCTTGGTGCGGCCCATCAGATGTAGCTCTGGTCGCGATTGTGGGCTGCCTGCTCGACGCGTTTGCGCAGACCGCGCGTGTTGCGCTCCATGCGCTTGATCTCGTCAGCCGAGGGCGGCTTGACGTCGGTCGGACCGACCTTGATGATCATGTCGCCCTCGGGGGCGGTGCGGGCGCGGGCGCGCGTAGTGGGTTTGGTGCGTGCCATCAGTCTTCTCCACGTGGATCGTAATGCGGTTTGTTCGGATCGTACATCCGCTTGACCTGGCCCATGGAGACATGAAGCGGCTTGCGGTCCTTGGGTGGGATAAAATCCTCGTCCTGGTTGGCGCGCCGTGCGCGCCGCTGAGACGGGGACGCGCGGCGCGGCTTGGCCAGGTCTTCGCGGTTGGCGCCGGATCCGGGCTTTGCGCCCATGTCATAACTGCTGCTCATAGGTCTTCCTCGGGAGTGAGGGGCTGGGAGTGGTCGCCGCTCACGCGCGCGAAACCGTCCGACTGGTAGCCGTCGTCGCGCGACGTCTGGCCCGAACCGCGGATGAGGCCCGCGGCCACAGCTTCGCGGTATAGGTCTTCTTGGCCGATCTCTTCGCGGGCGGAGACGGCGCGCTCATGGCGCGTCTCGGCGATGATCTTGTCAAAGAAATCTAGAAATCGCGTAGTGAGGTTGGCGCCTTGCCGAAGGTACTCGTCGCCATACTTGGCCCTCGCGTCGGCGCGGGGGTCCAGCAGGACTGCGACGAACTGCGCTCGAATACGCTCGAAGTATGGCCGAAAAACCCGCTCGAAAGAGGGGCTGTTGAGGATGTACTCCAAGTGACCCAGCTCGCTCTGATCGAGCTCGCTGACGTCGAAAAGCTTCTCGAGATCCACATGAGTCCTTTCCGGTTACGCCTGTGGCTGCAACATCGACTGGATGTCGATGGGGGATGGCACGCCCTGGGCTGGGGGCATTGGCAGCTGTGCGCCGCCGGCGATCTGGCCGGAGGTGGGCACCTGCCCGGGCGTCTGCGCGCCGAGCTGCTGCATCATGCCGTTGAGGACGGGGTTGGTCTGGAAGATCTCGTTGACGTTCGGGATCTCAAAGTCGCGGAAGATGCTGCGCCAGAAGTTCACGGCGTTGATCTGACCCATAACGGTCTGGCCCACCGGCGTGCCCATAGCACCCAGCAACTGGATGATGTTCTGCTGCTTCATCGTGCGCGACAGCGCCGTCGTCGCCCCGAGGGCCCGCGCCGAGTACGTCATACGGATGTCCTCTTCGTCCATCGACACGCGCGAGGCGCTGATCTGCTGCTGCGTGACGGGGTCGATCGTGGCGTTGTCGCCGAGGATCGTGATCTCGACGGGTGCCTCGAGGAACTGGCCGTTTAGCGAGACCATGAAGTTACCCATGGGCTCAAAGTAGGTCTCCTCATACAGGCGGGACTCGAGCAGCAGGCGGGTGCCCGCGGCTTCCCGGCGGCCAAGGAACTCGCGCGCGGTCTGGCGATCGCCGCTGTCCAGGCCCTGGACGACATCGTCGTGGATGCCGGTCGCCATCTGCACATACTCGCGCATCTGGCTGATCTTGGCGTCCGCGACTGAGAGGTTCGCGAGGTTCGCCTGCATCGGCGCGATGACTGCGTTCGGGTCGCCGTCGACAGGGATGAAGCGGCCGGGGCGGATGAAGAGGTTCCGGGTGTTCAGGTTCGAGGCGCGATCGTAGAACCACGTCGGGTCGACGATGAGGTCGCCGACGTCGAGGGACTGGTTCACGTACCGGTTCGCGACGATGTTCAGCTTCTCCGCGACTTCTGCCTTGCCGGGCGCGTCGAAGTAGTGCGGGTCCGGCGTGGGCGAGAAGAACAGGAACGGTAGGCGCTTGTGCCAGAACGGCAGCGGCTCGTTCCGCATTAGGTAGCGGCGATTCGCGATCGTGATGACGCGCAGGGTATCGCCGTCGTCCGCGAGCTCACTGGGGATGTAGCCCCACATCTCGATGATCTCGACCGGGCGCGTATAGCGGTCCATCCAGCGGGCCGAGTCGTCGTCCATACCGGTGCGGACCTGGAAACGCTTGATGGAGGCCAGGTCGATCGATTGGATCGTCCCGGTGCCGCCCTCACGGATCATGCGGTCGAGTTCTTGCTGGCCGAATACGCCGGCCTTCGCCAAGAGGCGACACTCGTCGAGGTCGAGGTGGCGCCGGCGGATGAACCACTTCATGTTCTGGCCGCGGGCGATGCCTGGCTGCGGGAAGGCATCGAGGCGGTCGACCGGCTCGCTTTGGGGCCCGTCGAACGTGACGATCTCACCCTTGCGGATGGTGCGGATCAGTTGCTTCGTGATCGGCGAGGTGCGTAGGTCCTCGAGGATCCGGAAGTCCTTCTTGCGCTCCCAGCCCAGTTGGGTGATGGCCACGCCGTACAGATTCGCGGTCACCATCGTGTCGACCTCTTTCATGTAGAGGTCCATATCTTTCATCTGCGCCGAGATGAGCGACTCCCACTTGCGGGCAATCGACATGTCGTCGGGACCGTAGCCCAGGAACGACAGCGCCGGCCAGAGCCCGAAGGAGGTCGACATCTTGCGGGCCGCGTCGGCCCAGATCGCCGAGAAGATCAGCGGGAGATGGATGTTGTTCCGGTGTGGATGGAAGCGGCCGGTCCACACGCCGCGCCACATGTCGTAGAGCCGCGGCAGGCGGTTGCGCACGCCCGTGAAGTACGACTCCGACAGGCGCATGCGCTGGTTGACAATGTCAATGATCTGGTCGCGCCGCCCGATGGTGCCTTCAGCACGCGTCAGGAAGTACGAACTACCTACGGCGGCGACGGGATAGCTGCTCACTGAACCTCGATGCGGAACGTGACGGGGAGAAAGGTGTTGTTGACCGTGATGATCCCGCCTTCCTCACCAATGTGGTCATACAAATCGCGTGTCAAGCGGACGTCATCCGCGCAGTAGCGGAACAGTCGGGCCCATTTACCCTGGTCGGCGAGTGCCGGCGCGAGCTCGCCCTTCTCAATCTTACCCCGCCCGAGAGTCCGCTCTGCCACAGCGCCCAGCGTGTACTGCCCGCGACGCCAGGAGTGCGTGCCAATCTTACCGAGAGCGGCCTTGACGGCCAGGAGCAGGTCGACGTGGTTCGGGAGGACGAGTGCGCGGCCGAGGATGCCCTCGACGATCGGGCGGTCGAAGCCCTCGGAGTTGAAGCCCACGACGACATCTGCGGCTTCCAGGTGTGCGGCCAGTCTTCCTCATCGTCGTAGATCGCGAGCGCGGAGATCCCGCCCTTGCCCTGCTTGAGTAGGGCCCAGCCCTTGTCCATGTCCGTGGCGAGGTCGCCGGCCAGCTTGCGGGTCTCGAGATCCCAAAAAACAGTGCGCACGTGAAGCCTTTCTGGACTATTCGTCCTGGTATGAGTGCCTGCCGAGGGGGTTGTACTCTGCGCCCCCACTCAGGGCGGTGTACTCGCTGGGGAGGGCTCCGGGGCCGAGTCCATTGTTGTACTCGGTGGAGTCCTCCATGAGCTCACGGAGTTGCTCGTTGGTGAGGGGCTCGCCGATGGACTTGAGTTCTTCGTCGCCGGGCTGGCGGATACGAGCGCCTTCGTCGAGCGCAAACTGGTTGGTGTCGAACGTGGGCTTGCGCCACACGCCCGGCATGAAGACGTCTGAGGCTGCGTCTGCGAGGTCATCGTTGCCGACGGTGTCGACCCGCATGAACTGATTGAGCAGAACCCGCGTCAACTCGGGGACGATCCAATTACCCTTCTGGTCCTTGTGCAGCAGAACGCGTACATAGCCTTGAGCCCAGAGGGCCGCGGCTTTGCGGATCCGTTCGCGCTTGATCGTTCCCTGTCGCGGGAACTGCTTAATCGTCTTGTCGTTGACCTGCTTGAAGCCGGCCCCGCGCAGTGTTGACAGCAGGTACTGCTTGTACATCCCTTCTTTACCGCCCATCTCGCGCTCGTCCGTGATGGAGTGGAGGCTGATGAACTGGCGCCGGCCGTCGCGCAACACGTCGATGAGGGCGTCGGTGAACTGCTCGGAGCGCCACATGTTCGAGGCCCGGATTTGGTCCGTGTGCAGGTAGACGATTCCGTTGGGCCGCTGGTCGTGGAAGAACGGGACGATGACGCTGTAGTCGCCGGAGCGGATTGTGCGCAGATTCTTGAACGCCGTGTCGAGGTGGACCGACTGGTGCATGATCGGCGTGTGGCGGAGGTCCTCGTAGTCCATGAAGCAGTCGCGGATCTGCTGCTCGGTGATCGGGGCGTGCTCGCCCGAGCCCGGGTTGTTGCGGTACTGGCACGCGTAGTCTTCCGCATTGATGGCCTTCTCGTGGGCCATCCGCTCCTCGTCCATGATCTCAGGGCACGTTGCGCGCCCCGTGAGTTCCTCTTCGACATCCCAGTGGAAGACGCGCCATTTGCCGGTGCCCATGGCATGCTTCGAGAAGATCATCGTGTTGGGGCATTCCATGCCGTCCCATGAGAGGATGCCTTCGTCCGTGAAGCGGGAGCCGGCGACGTCGTTGTCCTGGTAGCGCGTGCAGACGAGAAAGAGGATCCCGTCGTTCGCGAGCGCCTTGTACGTCGCGTTGAACGCCGTGAGAGCGTTCTCGATGTGCGTGCCCTGGGCGCGGATCTTGTTCGCGACAAGGGGGTCATCCCAGACCACCCACCGCGGGTGCCAACCGGTCATGCCAACGTCGGTGGCGGTCGTGTCGAGCGACGGCTCCGAGAGGGAAAGCGTGTTGCGGTAGCCGTGGACGCAGGCTTCCTCGTCCCAGCGGCGGTCGGGATTGCACCAGTTGCCGTAGAGCCACGCGAACCACGCGTGGTCGTCTTTGCCGGAGATGACCGTCTTGATGGACTGGAGGAACGCCATCGAAAGGGGCATCGTGGCCGAGCCGAT